AGCAAAAATAAAGATTTTGTACAATATGGAACTGATAATAATTACTTTCAGTATTTAATTGACAGGTATCTTTATTCTAATACTAACCACGCTATTATTACTGGTGTTACCAATATGATATATGGTAAGGGTATTGCAGCAACTGATTCAAATAGAAAGCCAGATCAGTACGCACAAATGATGTCTATTATAAAAGGAGATTGCTTAAAGAAAGTAGCTTTAGAAAGAAAGTTATTAGGAATGGCTTCTATGCAAGTTATTTACAATAAAGGTAAAGTAACTAGAGTAGACCACTTCCCTATGCAAACTTTAAGAGCTGAAAAATGTAATGACAAAGGTGAAATTGAAGCTTGGTACTATCACCACGATTGGAGTAAATATAGAAATGGAGATGTTTTAAAGCGTATTCCTGCTTTTGGTTTTGGTAATGGGAATGAAGTAGAAATTTATGTTATTAAACCTTATGTATCAGGTTATCATTATTACACTCCAATAGATTATTCAGGTGCTTTACCATACGCTAAACTAGAAGAAGAAATTGCAGATTATTTGATTAACGATGTAATGAATGGTTTTAGTGGTACTAAAGTAATTAACTTCAATAACAATATACCACCAGAAGAAAAAAGGCAAGAAATTGCAAATGATGTTAAGCGTAAATTAACAGGTGCTAAAGGAGATAAAGTAATTGTATCTTTTAATGCTTCATTAGAGAATAAAACTACTGTAGATGATATTCCTTTAAACGATGCACCTGCACACTATGAGTATTTATCTACTGAATGTTTTGAAAAGTTAATTGTAGGACATAGAGTTACTTCACCTATGTTGTTAGGAATTAGAGATACAGGAGGTGGTTTAAGTAATAATGCAGATGAAATTGAAACTGCAACTAGATTATTTGATAATATCGTTATTAGACCATACCAAATAGAAATTATAGATGCTTTAGATGCTATTTTAGCTGTAAATGATATAGCATTAAACTTATATTTTAAAACAATACAACCATTAGATTTTATCGATGTTAATACTGCTAATGCTACAACTAACGAAGAAGAAACTGGTGTCAAAATGGCTGCAGTATGTTGTTCAAGTAATAAGGATACTTCTGTGGATATAGCAGATTCTTTAATTAGTAAAGGTGAAAGCTTAGGTGCTGAATGGATATTAATTGATGAAAGCGAAGTAGACCAAGATTTAGAAAATGAATTAGATGCTGAAATAGATTTCTTAAATCAAAAAGGTAAAAAAGATAAAAGTTTACTTTCTAAAATGTTAGATTTAGCTTCTACTATTATTGCAAGACCAAACTCAAAATCTAGTCAAGATGAAAATATTGATGGAATTAAATTTATTACACGCTATAAGTATAGTGGTGATTTAATAGGAGAAAGAGAATTTTGCAATAGAATGTTAAAAGCTGATAAACTTTATAGAAAAGAAGATATAGAACAAACTTCTTCTAATGAAGTAAATCCAGGTCAAGGTCATAATGGTAATAATTACGATTTATTTCTTTACAAAGGTGGAGTTAATTGCAAGCATAAATGGTTAAGACAAACTTATGTTTCTTTTGAAAATGTAAGTATAGATGTAAATAACCCTAACGCTACAACTATTTCTACTAATAAAGCTGAAAAATACGGATATAGAGTAAGAAACGATAAAGAGGTGGCAATGAAACCTATTGATATGCCAAATAACGGACATCACCCAGATTATAACAAATAGATATGGCTATAGTTTATTCACATACAAGATTAGACAATAATACTATATTTTACATAGGTATTGGTAACGAATATAAAAGAGCATATTCTAAACACAGTAGAAATTTTTATTGGAATAATATTGTATCTAAAATAGACTATAAAGTTGACATATTGTTTGAAGATTTAACTTGGGATGAAGCTTGTAAAAAAGAAGTTGAATTAATTTCTTTATATGGTAGAAAAGATTTGAAAAAAGGTTTGCTTGTTAATTTAACAGATGGTGGTGATGGAGTTAAAGGACATTCTCAAGAAACAATTGACAAAATAACTAAAGTTCATAAAGGTAGAATTCAATCTAAAGAAGAAAAATTAAAAAGAAACAATTCAAGAAAAGGATATTTTCATAGTGAAGAAACAAAAAAGAAAATAGGTAGTTCTAACGGAATTATTACTTTAGATTCGTATACAGGTGTTTTTTTTAATAGTTTTAGAGAAGCTTGTGAATCACTTAATTTAAAACATAAAGCAGAACACGCAAGAATGAAAAGAGGTAATAATAATAGATTTATATTAATATAATATGGCATACGCGTTATTAATTTCAACGGAAGACATAAAGAGATTCAGTATATTAAATGGAAACTTAGATACTGATGATTTTATCCAATATTTAAAGATAGCACAGGATATTACTATACAGAATTATTTAGGAACTGATTTATACAATAAGTTTCAAACTTTAATTATTAGTGGTGATATTAACCAAGTAGGGTTTTTAAAGTATAAAACGCTTTTAAGCAACTATATTAAACCAATGTTAATACACTGGAGTATGGTTCACTATTTGCCTTTTGCAGCTTATACAATAGCTAATAAAGGTGTTTACAAGCATAGTTCAGAAAACGCTACTAATGTAGAAAAAAACGAAATAGATTTCTTAGTAGAAAAAGAAAGAGATATAGCAGAACACTATACACAACGCTTTATAGATTATATGTGTTTTCAACAACAGGAGTTCCCTGAATATACTTCTAACTCAAATGATGATATGAACCCTGATACTAATAATTTTTATGGATCTTGGGTTTTGTAAATGGAGAAAAAAAGAAAAAAAGTAGGTAACTATAAACCTAAAGAAGAGAACAAACAAAAGCTAGAATTGTTTTTAAAAAAAATAGAAAATGGCAAATAATATAGATTGGGGGCAAGGTGTAAACAACAACGATATTGGTTGGGGTCAAGGTGCTATAAATAATAATATAGGTTGGGGTAGTGTTTACTCAGTTAGTTGGAGTGGAGAAACTGAAATATTAGGTGACGAATACGATTATGTAGTAGATTTTATAGCGAGAGTTACTGCTGATAGTGGAGTATTTGAAGCAAAACAATGTTTAATTAATTTAATAGAAAATATATGAGTTTATTTGATAGTGCTTCTTTGGTAGTCACTCCGAATGGTTACAAAGAGGACAAACTTTACGCAATAAAACCTACCGATGGAAGTGGTGATTTAGTAGTAACAAGAGCAACGACTGCAACAAGAGTTAATAGTGACGGACTTATTGAGCAAGTGCCTTATAATTTATTGCAAAGAAGTGAGCAGTTTGAAAATGCTGCTTGGTTGGCAGGTGGTAGTGGTGTATTTGTTGTTACTGCCAATTCTACTACTGCACCAAATGGAACTTTAACCGCAGATAAACTTATAGCTCCTTTAACAAATCAAACAATTAGACAAAATGTAGCTAATATAAATACTACTTATACATTAAGTATTTATTTAAAAACAAATTCAGGAACAAAACAAATGAGATTATATATAAATGATACTCAAATAGAATCTACTGTAAATGTTACTTCTGATTGGCAAAGATTTACATTAAGCGGAACAACAGGAGGTACTTTATTTGGCAGCGGTAGAGTTGGTATAGCAAATGTTGATATACTTGATAATTCAAGTTTTGTTTACGCTTGGGGTGCTCAATTAGTTACAGGTACTTCAGCAAAAGAATACTTTCCAACAACTGATAGATTAGACGTTCCAAGATTAGACTATACAAATTCAAGTTGTCCAAGTATATTAGTTGAACCACAAAGAACGAATTTATATTTAAGAAATGAGGAGTTTGATAATGCAAGTTGGGTAAAATCAAATGCTACTGTAACCTCAAATGCTACTAATTCACCAATAGGAAATTTAACTTCTGATAAATTAATCGCATCAGCAACTACAAGCACTCATTTTATCGTACAACAACCTGCAGGAGCCGTAAGTGGTGTAACAGCAACGATATCTATTTTTGCAAAAGCGTCTGAATTATCAAGAATACAATTATTAAATAATGGGGGCGGTTTAGGAACTGCTAATTTTAATTTATCTGCAGGTACTGCTACTTTACTAAACGGAGTTTCTGCAAGTATTGAAAATTATGGTAATGGTTGGTATAGATGCATAATGAGTTATATTCCAACTATAACAGGAAGTTATAATATTCAAATAAGATTATCTGATAATTCTGGAAACACAACATTTTTAGGTAATGGAACAGATGGTTTATTTATTTGGGGTTCTCAATTAGAAGCAGGTTCAAACGCTACATCATACATTCCAACAGTAGCAAGTTCAGTTACTCGTAACGCAGATGTTATTTCTAAAACGGGAATAAGTAGTTTAATTGGTCAAACAGAGGGGACTTTGTTTGTTGATGTTAATTTAAGCGTAAATGCAAACGAAAGAAGATTGTTAACCATATCAAACGGAACTGAAGCACAAAGATTATTTGTTTGGACTTTAGGAAATCTTTTATATACTTCTTTTAATAATATTAGTGTTAATTTAGGTAACTTTCCAATAGGAACTACAAAAATAGCAATAGGTTATACTATATCAGGCGGTAATACAACTTATAGTATTAAAGTAAATAACAATGCTTTAGTAACGGGCACTGCTGCTGCTGCTGCTCCAAATCCACTAAGTGCTATTAATTTAGGCAGTAATGCAACAAGTGGTTTACAATTAAATGATAGAATAAATTCAACATTAATTTGGAAAGAACGTTTAAGCAATACGGAATTAGCACAATTAACAACTATATAATGAACATAGCAAAATTAAAATACACAGATAAAGAAACTGCTTTAAAAGATTTATTAAAAAAAGGAGTTTACATTGAAAATAAAAATTCAGATAAAGAAATAGTTTTATCTTATGGAGATGGAATACAAGCTGTAGTTGAATTAGGTTTAATTGTTTTAGTTAATGGAGTTTATGATGATAAGTTTAATGAAGTAGTTGCTCCTATTTACGCAGATGGTTACCACTTTGATATTATGAGCGAAAACAAAATAGATTTTGGTGTAAACGAAATAACAGTTAACAATCCTAAGCATAACTTTGCAGGATACGAACCTAAAGTAGAAACAGATTTAAATACTTTAGAAAATGAAATCATATCTTAGTTATTTTCTTACTGGTTTAGTTTTATTTTTTGCACCTATTCAGGGCTTACTTATTGCTGTGGCATTTGGGATAATGTTAGATACATTTACTGGTATCTTTAAGAGTATAAAGTTAAACGGATTGCAGTCTATCAGAAGCCGTAAACTTTCTAATGTTATCTCTAAAATGCTATTATACCAAGTATCTATTATTAGTTTATATACTATTGATAAGTACCTTTTAAATGAATTAGTAAACTTACACTTTAGCACTCAATTTTTATTTACAAAGTTAATAGCTATTATTTTAGTGTTTATTGAATTAGTTTCAATTAAAGAAAATATGGAAGAAGCTTTAAATATAGATATTTGGAAGTTACTTAAAAACCTTATAAGAAGAGCTAAAGAAGTTAAAACCGATATAGATAGTTTAAAATGATAATTACTAAAAACTTAACATTACAGGAATTAATAGATTCTAATACTGCAAAAGCTAAAGGAATTGATAATAGCCCTACTAATGAGCATTTAAGGAATTTAATTGAAATAGCTAATAATATCTTTCAACCTTTAAGAGATGGTATTGGTAAACCAATTAGAATTTCAAGTGGTTATAGAAGTGAAAAGTTAAATAAAGCTGTAGGTGGATCTAAAACATCACAGCATAATAAAGGTCAAGCTTTAGATTTAGTTGCTACTACAGGCTTTACTAATAAAGATATATTTGATTATATTAAAAAGCATTTAGAGTTTGACCAAATGATATGGGAGTTTGGTACTGATAAAAACCCTGATTGGGTACACGTTTCTTATAATAAAGGTAAAAACAGAAAGCAAGTACTTAAAGCAATAAAAAAAGATGGTAAAACTGTATATATTAATTATTAGTTTATTTTTATTTAGTTGTGGTAGCAGAAAAGCTATTGTAAATAAATCAGAAACTAAACAAGAAACTTCAAAAGAAACTACTACTACTTTAACTGATAGTAGTAATGTTACTATTAAATATGATGTAACTACAGATTTACTAACTGTATTCGCTAAAGACACTTTAAAACCATTTACTTATAATGGTAATACCTATTTTAACGCTGTTTTAAGACACGAAAAGAAAAAAGATAACACTTTATATAGTAAACAAAATAATGTTAAATATAAGCAAGTAATTAAGTATGTAACTAAAACTGTTACTGTAACTAAAACTAAAGAAGTTACAAGAAAAGAAAGTTATTTTAAATACATTTTATTTTTACTAGTATTAGTAGCTATTTACTTAGCTAATAAATACAAAAAATACTTTATTTAACAAATTGTTAATAACATAGTTTTTTTTAACTCAATTTTTCTCTATAAATTTGTGCTAGAATTTTAACACAAAGAATTATTATGAAATTAGAGTATATAGTTAATTGTAAATACTATGGTATTGCAAAAGTATATAATAAGGTATTTTACTCAGATAAGGAATACTTTAATTTTAAGGAATGGATAACACATAAGAAAGGATATACTAATGTTAAGTTTCTTAAAAAAGTAGTTGAAGATAGATCTGTATCTCCATTGCAAATTAAACTACAAAGAAAAAATACAAAAGATAAATTAAAACAATACTTATTACATAATAAAAAAGAAGTATTATTTTTTAAGTTTATATATTGTTTAATACATAATGATGAAATAGTTTATGTAGGTAAAACGATTAATATACAAAGTAGAATATTAGAACATAAAAAAGATAGTACTAAAGTTTTTGATAGCTTTTCTGTAATATCTCAATTACCAAATGAAATACCAGATAACGAATTACTTTCTTTAGAAGAAAAGTACATAAAGTTATTAAAACCTAAATATAACATTATACACAACAAAGTATAAACAAATTTGCTTACATTTGTACTATGAAAGCTAAAACAAAATCACAACTAGTAAAGGATTTAGATGCAGTATTTAGCAAATATATTAGATATTCTAAAGCAACTAATGGATATTGCACCTGTATTACTTGTGATCGTGAGTATGAAGTTAAAAAGATACACTGTGGTCACTTTATGAGTAGACAGTATATGAGTACCAGGTGGGATGAAAGAAATGTAGCACCACAATGTTATGGATGTAATGTAATGCAGCAAGGTAAACAATTTGAGTTTAGCTTAAAAATAGGAAAAGAACTATCAGAAGAATTATACTTATTAACTAAACAAACTAAAAAATGGAGTTTATATGAGATAAAAGATATGATAGAACAATATAAAGACAAATTAAAAGAATTTTCTTAGTTTTCATAGTAATTTTTGTTTGAAATTGGGTAGCGTAAAAGCTGCCCTTTTTTTTGCTATTTGTTAAAATTTTGTTAAAGTATTAATACTTAGTTTCATATTTAAAAAATAGTTATATATTTGCTTCATAATTAAAAACAAATAACTATGAAAGATTTAATTGATTACCAAAGATTCCAAGTAGAAGCTTTACAAAAGCGTATCTGTGAATTAGAAAAAAACCTTAACGAAGTAAAAACATATGTATTCGAACTTTGTGAAGATGATTGCCCACCAGAGTACAAAACTATTATTAAACAACAAATTTACAATTTAGAAAAGTAATGAAATTATTACACGAAAAACTAAGCAAAATCCAAGTAGAATTTAAAT